CGTCTTTTATAGCCATTTTTTCTCCTTAATGCAATAATTAACTTATTTCTAGCACACTTAAAATGACATGTAAATCTCCGCCATTTTCAGCTTGTACGTTTATTTTTTCAGATTCTTTTAATACCACAGGAGAAGTAGAAAAAGCATAGCTGTTAAATAACTCCTCTGATGTGCCTTTTTGTATGTTTCTATTTGTCTCTATTGTATAACTAACACTACTAGAATCTAGTAAAAAAGCTCTTATTTTACAATCTGTTTGTTCATCTGTGTTAGTCACACGAAGTGATTTAATAATAGCTGTTGTTTCTGAGGGCACAGTGTACAATGTTGTTGATGCACTTGTTGTTAATACTGCTTTATAATTTGTATATACGTTAGCCATTTATCCTAAAAACCATGCTATTGCTTCATCGTCATTTCTAAGAGGCTCTGACGTATAAGTATTATTAAGTGCAAAAATTAGTTGATCTAAAGTCTGCACGAGTTGTGCCATTTGTGATTGATCATATTCTTCTGTTGCTTGTGGTAATAGTGGTACTGTTATTTTAGCCATTATCCACCTCGCATGCCGTCTGGTTTACCATCAAATCTAAGTGTGCCGTATCGCCACTTATCATCAATCGCATCACTAGATACGCGCAGTGCAAGTTGTCTACCCCGTATACGTGTATCTTTTTTAGTTGTTGTTGTTTCTATTTCAAATGGTCCGTGTGATTTTTGTGTAGAAGTTGGGTAAGGACGAGATTTAATTGTTAAATCTACGTTACCAACTTGGTTTTTAAAATCAGGTATAAATCTAGATACAGATATAAATTGATCACCATCGGCAATATCAATATCACCTGATTCAATGTGGCAATTCATAGCAGAACCATCATCGTTAACTCCTTCTTCATGTGCGTACACAAATGTACGTCCTTCTTTAACGCCATTAATAGTGGATATAGTTGCAGTTGTATCATCAGAATCAAATTCTGCTGCGTAAGGATTAGAGTACACACCACGGTCTGCCCATGAGCTACGTGCCAATGTTCCTACATACCATAATTTTTCTGCATAATTATATGTAACATGTCGATCTATTTGTAATGAATTTTTAGATGGATAAAACCAAATAACTTCGTTAAAATCTGTGTTAGATGCACAAAATACATCGCCAAGTGCATTTGTATTAATATCATCAAAAACATAATCTTGTACGCTGCAAGCTATTTTTTTAACAGCACCATCAAATTGGAAAAAAGAATCGTTACCCATCCAAAATGATATACCACTAACATCTATTGCACTATTTATTCCTACAGCACCACAATTAGAACCTAATTGTTTAAAACCAAAAGTAAACGGTGGACCAATAAATTGCATTTGATACAAAGCATTATCGGTGTACACAAGTATAGCACCTCTACTTCTTATTGCTGTGTTAATTTGATTTCCGTCTGTAAGTCTTTGTGATCCTGCAGTGTTTGTTGCTGTTGGTGTCCAATCACTAGTAGATTCTTGGTCAGACCAACGTATAAACATGTTGTCTTGTGTTGAGGATGTGCCTATTGTTGTTTCTGTGCCAAGGCAAATAACGTGTCTATCATCACCAGATACTAACATAAATCTTGATTTAGTTGGTGCACCAGAGATATTTGTTCTAGCTGCTAAATTACTTGATAGCCCACCTGATGTATCCCAATAATAAATACTACCATTAAATTGTTGTGCCAACACATCTTCACCCCAACTGTCTAAAGCCCATTTACCAGATTGTAGTAAAACACCATCAGCTCCTGTAAGACCAGATCTGGTAGTGTCCCACGTTGATGCATTCCATGTTCCTGCACCCCAACCATATCCATACAAAGATGTAGGTAATCCTGTGTTTATTTGATATGTTCCGTTTGCTGTAGCACCTGTTGCATCAGAACTAGCTGCAGCACCTGCAATTATTGTGTAAGTATTAGCGGTAGGAACTGTTTGTATTTCAAACTCTCCTTGTAAATTAGCAGCCGATATACCCCCTACAGCATCACTTACACTAGCAATAGTAACAAAGTCACCTGCCAATGAACCGTGACTAGAATCAGTCACAGTAACAGTTGTAGAGCCATTTGTTGTTTCAAATTGTGTTATGTTACCTGTGCCTGTTGCACGTGTTGGTGTAATGTCTGCGTAACTACCTTCTGAATATGCATACAATTTTTTATTTGTACCGTACACAGCATAGTTAACTCCTTTTAAATCTGAATATGTAAGTATTGCACGTGTTGCGCCAAGCAAAGCATCACTCGTTACCTTTACCCAACCACCTATTTTTTCTGGTTGACCATAACGAAAACGAACATTATCGCCGTCTACCCATCTACCTTCCGCACCATACTCGGTATTTTGTTTATCTATGCCCGGTGCTATTTGTAATTTAGTTAGTGGCATAGAATGGTATCCAGTAATCTGTTCCATTTACATTAACACGTATATGTCCTGTTAATGATCCTACACTTGTATCTGTTGTTATGCTTGAAGATTGATCTGAATTGCTTGTACCATCAAATTTAATAAACTCTTGGTCTGTGTCGTCTTGGTCTAATGATAGACAAGCTATAGCTCCAGAAGAATTTGCTTGATTAATTTCTACACTTGCGTCTGCTGGTGTGCTTGTTCCAAAACCAATTTTATCAGCAGAACCATCAGCAAAGAAAGCATGCGTTAAAGTGTCTGTTTCTATTCTAAAATCAACTGCAGCATGTGAGTCATTAAAAGTAAATCCACCACCATCAAAGTCAATTGCGCCAGTAGCTTTTACGCCACCTACAACGTGTAATTCTGTAGAAGGCGAGTTAGTTTTAATACCAACCCTATCATTTCCTGCATCACTAAAGAATAAGTTTGCATCTCCATTACCTTCTATTCTAAAATCTACATCTGCACTTGATTCATTAAAAACAAAAGTACCACCATCAAGTGATGTGTTACCGGATACAGTTAATGTTCCGTTAGCTTTAATATTACCTGCATCGTTCAATACGTCAAACATAGTAGAACCATCAGAATATAAAATATGTTTTGATCCTGCTACAAGATTTGTTGCGGTGCCTCCAGCAGGTTTAAACCCTAAAGTATAAGTGCTCATGCTTGCTGCATTGTCCACAATATACCAAGTTTCTACAGCTTCACATTGTACAGTTGTGTCACCACTTAAAGTTCCTGTTAATTTAATTATAGCATTACTTTGTTCATCTGCCGTAGAACCGTCAGTTGCTGTTAAAGAATCTGTTGTGCTTGCAATAGCTACGGCTACGTAACCTTTAACAGCTGATTCTAATTTTTGTAAATTGTTATTTGTTTTAGTACCCCACGCACCTGAGTTTTCACCAGTTGCCTGCAATTCTAAATTTAATGAACTTGAAAATGTTGATGCCATTTATCCTCCTTAGCCTACGTCATCTAGTAGTGCTGCTACAATACATGTTACAGTAGAAGATGATGAAATTGCATGTATATCAGCTACTGTTGTATTTGGCAAGTTTCCAAACCAAGAGTGCCCTGCCGCTATTTTAATAGCGTCCGTTGCTGAAGTAGAAGCAGTGCCTGCATCCAAAACAATATATACATCGTTAGAAGAATCAGTATTTTTTATAAAAATAAAATTTACTTTATCCCCTGTAGCTACAGCTGTTGGCGCTGTGTCATCGTCCACTGCAGTATAATCTGTAAAGTAACCTGCAATTAAATCTGTGCTAGCATTAGACACACTTGTTAATTTATAATACCATTTATCGTTTGCATCTGCTGGTGTAATAGTTACACTACCAGCAATAGTTTTAGATATTTCATCTGGTAACACAGTTGCGTTTAAACTTATAGTTGCGTCATCTGCCATATTAATCCGTTGATCCTGGTTCTACATTTACCCATGTCACTGATTGACTATCATCTGCTTGGTTCCAAATTTGTAGATCTGGAGATCCTGCAGTAAATGAAATTAAATTTTGAAAAGACTCTCCAAGAGTAGTTTCATCACCTAAACTTATAACAAGCTGTAAATCTGTATCCGTTAAAGTTACATTAGAA